CTCCGACATGAAATCTTTCATAGCATATGCGTACGTCGCCAACTCTAAATTAAGATCTTGTGATGGCATAGATATATTGTGTGCTGGTCCTATCTTGTCGTTCAATTCGTTTTTGACGAAAGTTTTAACAATGACAGGAGCTTGTCTCAAAACGTGATTTTTCTCTCTTTGTTGTCTAAGTCGCTGTGCATGAGAATTTTGTTTATCATACACTAATTCGATGTCATCAGGAAACCCCAATCCTATCTGGGATTGTGGTACTACCAATTCGACAAATTCCTTAGCGTAATCACCATATCTCACAGGAGCAGTAACTTTATTGACAATCTTGGTAACACGTTCAGCAATACACAACATCTCATTGTTCCTAGTATCCCCTGCCGCAACTGCAGTAACTGTCGTGATGGGTTCCGCCACGACTTGAGCAATTGGCTTAGGTTCTTCCGTGAACAACATATTATCCTCACCATAACACTGAAAATTAACTTGATAATTCGGCGTCACATCACACATGAGCGCGTCTGCCATGATACCTATTTCAGCATAAGTAAAAGTTATATCACCTTTCTTCTTTATGACTTTTCCTTCACAATCAGTAAGATTAACTATTCTCTCAACATCAGAGAAGTAAAATTTACTGGTAGCTTGGTTTCTCTTTATCACTAAAGAGTCCCAAATTTCTTCCGGAAGGTTCACACAAAAAGGGGTTGGTCTATCTTTCAACTTTAAGCTTACTCTATGTTTACCATCAATTGCAAACCTGCCCATAAGAACGTTGTTTTTCTGAACTACATTAGTAATCCTTTGTAACGGTTTAGCATTATCAATCTTTATGTTACTGAAATTACTAAAAAGACTAAATAGCCAATATGGTACGTTAATGCCCACTCGTGGACACAAGTACACCATAAATCGGTTATTCGTCCCTGGTTGTTTAGTTTTCTCAACAGCATAAATAGTGAAACCAAACCATCCTTTGATCACTATGAGGTCAGAACTGAAATCCCAGACACCAGATCTATATCTAGCACCCCCAGCGATTTCCTCCACGAGAGTTTCATTGTCAATGAAGTAATAATTACTATCTTTAGATTGTCCACCCAAAGCAGAAGGAATCATAGTGTATAACACTATTGGATGCCCTCTGTATCGTGAAAAATTCTTCAAGTAATAATCTACATCCACCATAGTAACAATATCACCCTCGAGAAGTTTGTCGTATAGAAGTTCTTGATTAAGATCAGACATGTCCCAAACTTCTCTCGAACCGACAACGTTCCAATGCTTCTTATTCAACTCTCTCGTCGAAGTGGAAACATCATATCGTCTAGCACCCAAAACACCACAGAAAGATTGTATAGTCGTCGTTGCTTGACAGCGCAGATCCGCGGCCTCGGGGTGAGCATGAATGGTTTGTTGCCTAAAATGTGTTTTAGGACTCCACTTCATCTCTTTCCGCCAAGAATCGAGTAATCTCCTGTCGTACACCGTTCTTATCGACTTAACTATCTTTCTGAAAACCCACGCCTTACTTCTGTCGTAGAGACTTCCATAATCTAGAGAGATCAACAGTTTCGTAATCATCCACGGTAATTGAAGCGCAATACAACCAATGTCTCCCCAAGTACAGGAGTCAAAAGCGAAGCACCAATAAGCCAGGACATTCACAAACCAGTTGAGGAGACTATAGTAATCAATCTTCAACATCAGGCGACAAACTGTTACTAAGTTGTAGCACAACAAAGTAATTGCGATCTTGCGAAGAGAGGACATCTCTGGTAAACTAGTGT